CAATTGTTCCTGCTCTAATTGATGAATAGCTGACTGATTCCAGATTGCTACTGAGCGTCACATAATCCAAACCAAGACCGGAAGCAATCGAACGCAACATGGCCTTGTGAAAATCTGAAAATGCAGAATTTGGATGATCCATGTTTGGTGTCACAATATCCACACCTGGCGGAAGCTGTGAGATGCTTCCAGGTTCGCCAGCATCCATGATTGCGGCCTCACCATCAAAATCATCCCCGGCATATCCAACGCCGTCTTGCGTTTTCAAAAACATCGACTTCGAAGCAGACAATCGAGCGGCCACAAGTTCAGCTTCAGCGTATCCGTTGAGTTGGTGAATCTTATCCATCACCGGTGCAAACAATGGAACACCGCGTGTTTGCTGACTACGTTCCGGGCGATAAATGTGCATTATATCTTCAGCAGGAACTCGAACACGTCCGCCAATCTTTCCATGTGTGTCGTATGGATGTGCAGAACCATCGTGAAGATGATACGCGACCGGTTTGTTGTATTGATTAAGTTCAACGCCCATTACAATTCGATTGCCATTTTCAGCCGGTGTGTTTAATTCTTCATCTAAATAATCCGGCTCTAAAAACTGGATTGCATAACCAAATCGATTGTCTGCATTGCGAATGTGTTTGATTAATACTTCGCCGTCTCTAACGAGTGATTCCTGAACCAACTGTTGACAATCAATCCATGAGTGGCGGCCACTAATTTCGCAAACTCCTTTTGCTGACCATTCTTTCCAAGCACGCTCGACAATATCGTTTCCAGACATATCCAAATCACCTTTTAATTGACCCGGACGCGGAATATTTCTGGCGCGAACTTGCAAATGTAAACCTTTATCACCAACAACTTGTGTCCGAAAAATCTGCAATGCTTTTGCGGCAATCGGTTCATTTCGTGCGAGCTGTCGACAGCGGTCACGCAATTTGCGTAAAGCTGGACGAATCTCCGAATCTGCACTTGTTGAACTGCCGAGAAATCCGGATAACAATCTACCGGCTCCGGCTCCGGAATAATTTCTTTGATAATTAAAGCGGCGCTTTTCTGTTTTGCCCCAAGTCGTCGGATTGTACCAAGACATTTAAAACCTCACTAAAATATTTTGACCAGTCAACTTGCCTTTTTTCGCGCGGTCTTTTTGAACTTCACGGCGGAAAACTGTATTGTAATAATTTAATTCGCCGCGCACTTCGTCCATTGAACGCAATGTATTTGATCGGTCTGAAACTGAATAAGCCGTTGTCAATTTTTGAGCTAAACTTTCTAAAGTCGATTCTAAATGATCAACCATCTTTCCGGCGTGTGTTCGCGGATCGGCAGAAGATGTAACCAGATTCTCGACAACTTCAAATTTGCCAGTATCTAATTTAATACGTTGCGAGTCAGACGAACGTGTTATATACATCGCCCAACTGTAAATGCCGGCAGTATAATTCGCCGTGGTCGCGCTGGCTATTTCTACGATGTAATCATCGCCTGACTCCGATGCGGTGAAACTAAAATTCGTGCTACCTGAACCCAATAGTCTGGCGCGGTAACTTAATGCGTATGAAGCTGGAGCATAATCTGCCCCCAAATCTTCGCGCTTCCACAACCAACGATCACCAAGCGTCAATGTTTCCGGCTCCGTTGTTGGATAATTTGTTGATGAAAATTGATTTGCCATTTTTTACCAGTTAGTCGCCCATGATTTCGGACGTGGTTTAAATTGATTTTTTGGTTCGGTCTTTCTTACTTCTGATAGTTTCTTCTGAATAACGCTCATATTCGCATTCAGCGACCTAAAAGCGGCTAGGTTATAAACCATCAAGTCAAGTGCTTCGTTGCGAGGACGCAAGCGCTTAAACTCCATTCGAGGGATTCCGGCTTTATATCGTTTAACAAGTCGCTCCGATGTTAATTGCAAGAAAAATTCTTCATCTAAAAAATCCGGAAAATGTACAAAACCTGAATCTTTTGGATCATCAATCTTCAATCTTGCAAGTATTTGCGTTTTCAACGTATTGACACCAAGCGGCCAAACGTTACACCGCAAAGTATTATTTTTGGTTGGGCGACCCACCTCCGCCCGGTTGCTCCCACCTATGCCCTTTATAGCACGGACACCAGTCGCCTCTAGTCTTTTGCAAAAATTGTAAACTGCTCCGGTTTCGTATCCGGAATCAATGAATGATCTTGTGATTCTTAAATCATTGCCCGATAAATGCGGCCACGTTGTTTTTAAATATTCTTCGACTTCGTTCCATAGACTCTCGGAATTCGGAGAACCATAGAAAATTTGGAAGCCCACAATCCAAGTTTGGTTATTTGCTCCGTAGCCATTAACCAATATTTCGATTCGGTCGGCTTGCACGTCTGCACTTGCACACAAAACTCCGATGCTCGAATCCGGTAACGGCGTTTCAAAGTTCTTAGCGCGAACCATAATGTCATTGGTTTCAACTCCATCGCCCTCATCTTCTTCCCAACTCTGAGCCAAAACTGTATTAACGAAAACGCGAAGTGCTTCCTGTCCGGTATGTTTTGATTCCAGAAACAGTTTAGCCAATTCTGCAATATCGACCCACGGACTATAAAGCCCCGATAAATGGAAACCAGCAGTTCCCGAAAATGGTGCAGTTGCAATCCATTCTCCGGATCGTATTGCTTGTTTTCTCTGTACGTCTGACCATTCAACATCGCATTCGTTACAATGATATTTTGCGGTTTCTGGTTTGTCCTTTTCCCATCTGACTTGTGACCACTCCAAAACTTGCGGCGTTTTGCAAGCATGACATTTCAAATTGTAATAGCGTTGGTCGCTGTCTTCGAATGCCGATTCAATCCTCGAAGCACCTTTGACTGTTGGCGTTGAAGTCAGTAAAACTTTCTTGTTCCAGAAAGTCGCGGTTCGCCTTTTCCCCAAATTGACCGGATCACCTTCTGTTCCTGCACTTAGCGGATATCGATCAACTTCATCTGCAAGCAAAATCCGAATTGGCCTTGAAGCAAGCGACGCCGGAGAATTAGCGCCGCAAGCCGTAACATGACCCCCAGGAAACTGTTTGTGCAATGTCGTGTTTCCGCTGTCCCTTGACCTTGCATCCTTGACCTTGTTTTTTAATGCTGGTGTATCTCGCAACATTGGTGCAAGCCTGTCCTTGCTCCACGTCTGCGCCATTTCTAAAGTCGGTTGCATACACAAGATCGGCGCTGGATCATGTGAAATAAAATAACCAATGATATTGTTTATGATCTCAGTTTTTCCAATCTGACTGCCGGACATAACCACGATCTCAGAATATTGCGGATCGCTAAACGCGTCCATAATTCCGCGCTGATATTCTGCATTTCCAGTTGTAAACATTCCGGGCATCGCACTTGCTTCCGGCGACAATATCCGTTCAGCATCCGACCATTCTGCAACGGAAAGTTTAGGCGGAGGAAGAAACCGTTTTGCTTGTTTTCTCCGTTCCGCTTTTGCTTTCTGATGTCCGGCCTCCGTCGTCTGATACGAGTCTGGAAATTTCTGCAAGAGTGCTTCTGATTTCATCTTCTATAATCTGTTTGCAAAGTCCCTGTTTTGATTCCAACGCTAACGCCGGTGCAAGTTTTGATGGCAATACCAACAACCGACCGCGGACTGTATCACCAATTGAACCAATGACCTCACCATGATCTGAAATTGAAATTGTGTTATTTTGTGCATCTGCCAGTTCCAACTCGACCAACATTGCTTCTGCATGTAATTTGCGTTTTCGTGCATCGTCCAGGTCTAAAACTTTTCCACCACCATCAACTCGCGACTGCAAATACATCACATAGTTTTTAATGTTTGACAAAAACGGATAGCGACCACGTTCTTCCTTGATCAAAATTCCTTCCTTGACCATTTGCTGAACCCTTCGCTCACCTAAATTCAAAACTCTGCAAAGTGACCCGATTGGAACCGTTTGCTCTTTCATGCGGCTTTTTTGATTTTACGTTCTGACCACTTGAACGGTTTGCCGTTTAACAGCAAATCATCTTTGCCTGTAAAGTCTGACCAGCGTGTGATTATTACGTCGCAATATTGCGGATCGATTTCCATTCCGTAGCATTTGCGATTGGTCTTTTCACAGGCTATTAGTGTTGTTCCTGAACCAAGAAATGGTTCATAGATATTTTGATTATGTTTACTGTGATAATTAACGAGAGTTGTATATAATTCAATTGGTTTTATGGTTGGATGATCAACATTTCTTGCTGGTTTATCAAATTCAAATACAGTTGATTGATTACTTGGAACATTGAAATATGACTCTTTGTATTTCTTTTTCCTAAATATCAATATAGGCTCGTGTTTTGGTTGATATCTTCTGCCCATTATAAAAGCAAAATGATGTTTTACCCATACACAATCATAAAGCAGTTCCCACTCTTTTGTCGTATCCGATAATAAATGAAAATGTTTATTTACTGGATAACTCATTACTAACACATCAGATGGAATTATTTTTATAAATTCTAATACATTCTCTGCATCAAGGTCGCAGTACGTGTCGCCTGTCTGTTTCCTCGATTTTCTTCCAACCTCTCTTTGTTGATTTTCATAATTAACTGAATATGGTGGATCAGTAATACAACTTATAGCCTTCGACCCATCCATCAACCGTTCAACATCCTCCGCTTTCGTTGCATCACCACACAACAACCGATGATCTCCCAACTCCCAAAGGTCACCGGAAACTGTAACCGGTATTGCTGGAGATTCCGGAATATAATCCGGATCGGTTAACCCTTCGCCAACTTCCGCGAGGATACCTTTCAACTCATCATCATCAAATCCAGTCAGTTCGGGATTGTCTAACTCCTCCATCTCCAATTTCAGCAAATCATAATCCCATTCTGCTTCCTGGCCAACTCGATTGTCTGCAATCCGGTATGCTTTTGCTTGTTGCTCAGTCAATCCATCTGCAACGTGAATCGGAACAACATCCAACCCCAAACGCTTTGCCGCCTCAAACCGCGTGTGTCCGGCAATAATCACGTTTTCAGAATCAACAACAATCGGTTGACGAAATCCAAATTCCTTAATTGACGATGCCACCTTCTCAACTGCATTATCATTCTTGCGCGGGTTGCGAATGTACGGAATGATCTTGTTTAGTGCTACACTTTCAATTTGCATAAAATCCGAAACGAATCATTTTTAAAATTTCTATTACTAGAAAAAGATTGCGACGCACTACCCTCAAA